AAGAGAACTCTTAAACTGACTGTCAATATGATAATCAGCAGATCCACCAATAAATTCAGATTTACCAGTTTTCAATCCAGTATTAAATGTTCCATCTTCTGATGCCGTACCATCACTTACTTGAGTTGTACTAGAATCAGTTGATGTATTTGTTGTAGTTGTTGTATTGGAAGTTCTTACAATTTGTCCATCACGACCAAATAGTTTACCAAACTCATCAACTGCAGAATCAAATTTCTTCAATTCAAGCATGGAACTTTGAGGTTCTACATTAGCGAATGATGTCTGGTTACTAACATTAGCATTGGTAGTGGTTTGACCTTTATCTTCATTATCAACTGCGTCTTTTACATCCTTTGCAATCAATCCTGCATCAATAGCAACTGATGCAGCAGTACCCCATCCAGGCACTGTAGATGCAGCACCCGATAAAAACTCCATAGCAGCACCAGCCATATCACCTTTGGCTGCTCTATCAATTGCAAAAGTAGTACCTAAAACAAGACCAACAAGAGGGAGTTTTTTAGCAAGAAGTTTAGCAGTACCCTTCTTTGCAAGTTGTTCTGTTCCCTCTTTGGTAACCACTTTACCAGCGGCTTCTAATCCCTCTCTAGTAACAGTTTTACTCGCTTTAACTGCTGTACCCGTACCAACTTTTGCTGTTTTTTCTGCACCCTCTTTGACAAAAAGTCCTTTAACTCTACCAAACATATTACCAGCAAACTTCTTACCCTTTGAAGCAAGTTGCGTAACCATATCCACGGCGCCTATTGCACCAATACCAAGGATTGCTGTTAGGACATTACCCGCCGTACCTTTACCTTTGTTATCAACTTGGAAATTACCAGACTTAAGTTTTTTTAAGTCCTTGTCAGCAATATCATCCTGACCCTCCAATTTATCATTAGCTCTTTCAAGATAATTGGATAAAGAAACATACTTCTTTTTAGCTTCACCAAGAGATTTCTTCTTTCTCTTGAATAGTGAATCTACAACTCTTTGTTTTCTGACTAACTTATTTCCAATGGCCATGATAGTCTATCCTATGTCGTAGAGATCAGATTGTAAGTGCTCATGGTCCCAAGTCTATAAAGATTATCCTCATCGAAAGGCATATGGAATGGAACAGAATTACCCTGAATACTTGGTGCAGGAACATTTGACGGATCTAACTGAGCCATATCACCCATGGGAAGTACAGTAAAGTTTACGTTATCTTCTCCCTTTGTCTCTGTTTGGGGAATCTGTGCAACTTGTTCAATAGTATCAGAAGACGTTGCCGCATTGGATTGTTCTCCTAATGGATCAACCTTAGAGTCTGGAGAAGTTGTTGTGACATTATTTTGAATCTTCTGAAGATTATTTTGATAAACTCTCAAACTATCAGAAGCAGTTCTAGATGTCTGATTATATTGTGGTGTTAAACTTGCCCATACACCACCCAACTTTTCCATATCGGCCTCAGTAAGAGGTTTATTAAGATCAACTCCTCTTTCCTTGGCAAGGAACATCATAAGTTTATTCTGATATTCTTCACTGAAAGTTTGTTTAGTAATATCTACGTTAGGATCCATTCTTCTAGCATGACTTAAAAGATGAGTAAACTGTCCTGCACCAACTGCAGCAGATCTATCCGTCTTTCCAGTTCTATCAGTAAACAGTGACTGGTCATCCTTTAAAAACAATGTCTGAAGATCGTCTACTTCTTGGAGAGTCTTTCCAGTAATATCACCATACTTCATTTCACCTTCACGATCACCAAACCATCTACTATAACCACCTTCCTTAGCAGTTCCTTCTAACTGAAGGATAGTTTGAATTGCCGCCTTGGCATTATCAGTAGTTACTCCAGGCGTATCTACATCACTGCCCATTACAGTAGTGGTAGGAGTCGATGTAGTTTCTGTTGTCTCTGATGATGTCTTTGGTGGTGGAGGAGATATAATTCCACCTAAGAAATCCTGAAACTTTTTAACTGTTTTATTAAATAAATCAACCTCTTTCTCGGGAATTGGAGGAGGAGCATCAATTTGCGAAGGATCTACTTCACCTGCGGCTGCAGGTTGGGCCATTGCCATACCTCCAGCAGCCAATGCACCAAAAGCACCAAGTCCAAGAAGGAGTTTACCCTTCTTACTTTTCATAAAATTACTTGCGTTTGGAGTGTTTGTTTTTACTTTTTTATCTTTTGTAGCGTTCAGAAAGTCTCTACGCATCCATCTGGGCAATTTACCCCAAGATCCCAGAGTTAAACCACCCAGTAAGCCAGGAAGAACACCACCCTTCTTAGCAATCTTTCCAAGATCACCAATAAATCCTTTGATGAATTTTCTTACTTTACCTATAGTTTCGGTGGTATCCTCAAGGGATTCCCTAATTCCTTCAAATCCTTTAGCGAATGCAGCAACAGTAGTAGGATCTGCGACCCCTCTCATGTAATCTGCAATACTTCCGAAAGAGTTCAGAAGGCCATCAAGTTGAGGCATTCTGACCTGAGCAGACAGTGAACCTCTCTTAGACAAACTATCATCAACCTTTTGATTGATGATCTTATTAATGTTAACTGTTGAATTTTCTCCACCTCCCTGTATAGATTGGGAGATGTTTTTAATTGTTTGACTTAAACCACCAGGCGCACCCTTTACATTACCCCTAAAAGCGCCTCGTAGTTTTGCACCAATTGTACCCTTACCACCAAAAAACTTGGATGCACCTAGAGTTCGGTTACCAGACCCAATACGTCTAGTACCTCTACGTCTTACGATTCTACCAGGTTTAATAGATGCTAACTTCATTTATTCAGTGCAGCTCTTTGTTGGGCCTTGAGATTCTCGTCTTCAATATGTTGTTTAAGTAATCCAACATAGATGTCCCTTTCCCAAGGCATCATATTTTCGATCTCTGTTAATGAATATTTATGGAACTGCATGAGAGCGAAATTGATTCTGTAGTATGCCTCCAGAGTCATCTGGGACATAACTAGGCGAAAAAACTTGTTAATCCCTCAAGCACGACAGTATTTTTCTTTTGAGTGTTAGGATTCATTACCTCAACAGTATGGGAAAGTTTTGGCATGGTATCGAAAAACTCTTCGATTTGCTTGAATTGACTAGAGGTTAATCCCTCAATCCAAGAAACCAATTCCTTCTTAGTAAGATCCTCGCTAGCCCAGGCATCTTCTTCAGTATAAATCTGTTCAATGCACGCTGCAATGACTTCAAAGGATTGTTCGACTTCGGATACGTCATCTCCCTGTACTACGAAATTGTTCTTTACAAATTCTTCAAGAGAAGGATATTTCATACGAATGGTAATATCCTTATCAATCTGAATATCTTGTTTGTGATTCTCATTCATTTGAACTTGAATCTCATCAATAAAGACGCTGACTGGAACTTGGGTTGTGCCATCATCACCGCAAGTAACCACTAGTTCAACTGCTTCTGATACAGACTTACCACGAATGTTGAGGAACAAATACTCGATGTCAAAAGTAGGCAGACTCTCTACTTTTACTCCTCTAGTTTGTACACATTCTTTTAATACTTGTTTGATTGCGTTAGTAATTTGTTTAGGGTTTCCGCTTTCTAACGCTAGAATAAGAACTTTCTCTTCTTTTACTAGGAATGGTCTATACTTAACAGTTTTTCCAGTGGAAGGTAAAGTCAACTCATAGAGTGGGGTTGAAATTTTAGGTAAAGGCATAATAATTCAATCAGCGGGTTATTTAGTAGGTCAGGTAGGGTACTGTAGTAAAGGAGAATTAAAGTCTGCTAGTGACCTGAAATCAGAAGCAAAATTCAAGTTATTACCCAGAGTGAATGGAGATGGAGTTGATGCATCCCATGGAGCTCTACCATCCATGAAATTAGAACTTACTGATGCGATTGTAGATCCATCAGAGGCAGTAGATACCTTTTCGTGTTGTACAGGTTTAGAGTCTTCTTCAATACCAAGATTAATTATAACATACTTATCATATTTGAAGTCAACAGTTACTTTAGTGACGGTTCCTTCATCATATGACAAAGCAATAGAATTGATATTGACTGGAAAGGCATTAATAAAACCATATGTCATCTTAGTTTTATAATCTCTTTCAAACTTAGTGACATGAAGTTCTCTCTTATATTCAGACGGATACCTATGTCTCTGGAAGTTATTTCCATCTCTCATAGAGGCATAACCACTAGCACTCGGAGCAGTAACCTTACCTGCATTTGCAGAATGCATTGGTTGCATAAAGTGAAGCCATTCTTGGAATAATCTAAGTACCTTGTAATCAGAAGACACATAGAATGTCATACTGAGATCAGCATAAACATTCCTTACTGGAAAGAATTCTTCAATACCCTGTCTACTCCCCAACTCAGTAAAGGTTTCTACGCTTTTACCAGGCAAAACTGTCTCTGCACATAAGAAATCATATCTCTTAGGTTCATGTTTACCAAAAATACCTGCGGAGGTTAACCACTGAGATAATTGATCTGTGGATCCAGGGCCCGCTTTAGCGAGATTCATCGAGACCTTATAGTGATTACTGCTAGATGGATTACCAAGAAACTCTTGAAAGTTATTCTGAGCTAATCCATTTCTATCAATATCGATCAAATATGGTTCTCCCGCAGAATTTATTCTTCGGTTGTTGGCACTGAGTCCTTTATTTGACATCGGATAAATACTACGATCCTTTATACTATGTATATGTCCTACAAGGGGAAATATAGGCCTGAATACCCAAAGAAATACAAGGGTGATCCTACCAATATTATTTATAGGTCACTTTGGGAGCGAAAATTCATGCGATATTGTGACCTCAATGAGAGTGTGTATCAGTGGCAATCAGAGGAATTCGCTATTCCATACAAATCTCCCCTAGATAATAGGTATCATAGGTATTTTCCCGACTTCTTTGTAAAGTATATTGACTCTACAGGAAAGAGACGAATCATGGTCATCGAAATTAAACCTGCAAAGGAAGTTAAGATGCCTCCGAAGAATCCCAAGAAGAGAACAAAAGCCTGGGTTAGAAGTATAGAATTATGGGCAGTAAATCAAGCGAAGTGGAAAGCTGCTGAAGAGTTCTGTGCAGATCGTAATTATGAGTTCAAGATTATGACTGAAAAAGAACTGGGAATCAAATGATTGCAGACGAGATTAGACAACTAGCAGGAAAGAAAAACAAGAGTGCAGATTGGTATATCAATGCTCTACAAAATGCACTATCTCCTGTTCAGGATCCAGATATCAGTACAAGTGATACTGGATGGGTCGAAGTAGGCAGTTTAGTATTCTTTTCGTATGGTGCAAAGTATCCAGAAAAATATGAGTATTGGGACTTACAACCATTGGCATTTGTACTCGAATTCTATAAAGATGGATTCCTAGGAGCAAATCTACATTACGTTAACCCAGATTATAGGGATGGACTTGCAAAAAGCCTGATAAATAGTGGAAGAGGGGCAAGTGTACCCAAAAATTCGTTGCACAAATATCTCTATTCTGGAGTTGGTAACCTATATAAAGTTCCAGATGATGAAGATTGGGCGAGTATTTCGTTATTACCCACAGAACGTTTTATTG